CTACGTGGTTGTGAACATCGCGCCGCACAACGCCAAGCTGAAAACGTTTATTCGCGATCTGAAGCCGGTTGTGGAAATGGGTCCTGATGCGCTGATTATGTCCGATCCCGGTTTAATCATGCTGGTGCGTGAGAACTTCCCGGAGATGGATATCCATCTTTCCGTGCAGGCCAACGCCGTCAACTGGGCGACGGTCAAATTCTGGAAACAGATGGGCCTGACGCGTGTGATTCTGTCGCGCGAGCTGTCTCTTGAAGAGATCGAAGAGATCCGCACCCAGGTGCCGGAAATGGAACTCGAAATCTTCGTTCACGGCGCCCTGTGCATGGCCTACTCTGGCCGTTGCCTGCTCTCCGGCTACATCAACAAGCGCGACCCGAACCAGGGAACCTGCACCAACGCCTGCCGCTGGGAATATAACGTCCAGGAAGGGAAAGAAGATGATGTGGGCAACATCGTGCACAAGCATGAACCGATTCCGGTGAAAACCGTGGAGCCGACGCTGGGCGTGGGCGCACCAACCGACAGCGTGTTTATGATTGAAGAGGCCAAACGTCCGGGCGAATACATGACGGCGTTTGAAGACGAACACGGCACCTACATCATGAACTCCAAAGACCTGCGCGCGATTGCGCACGTCGAGCGTCTGACGCAGATGGGCGTGCACTCGCTGAAAATCGAAGGCCGCACCAAGTCTTACTACTACTGCGCCCGTACCGCACAGGTGTACCGTAAAGCCATCGACGACGCCGCAGCGGGAAAACCGTTTGATACCAGCCTGCTGGAAACCCTGGAAGGCCTGGCCCATCGCGGCTACACCGAAGGCTTCCTGCGTCGTCATACTCATGACGATTATCAGAACTACGAGCACGGCTACTCCATCTCCGAGCGCCAGCAGTTCGTCGGCGACTTTACCGGCGCGCGCAAAGGCCCGCTGGCGGCAGTGGCAGTGAAGAACAAATTCACCAAAGGCGACAGCCTGGAGCTGATGACCCCGCAGGGCAATATCAACTTCACGCTGGAGCATCTGGAAAACGGCAAAGGTGAAGCAATCACCGTCGCCCCTGGGGATGGTCACACCGTGTGGCTGCCGGTACCGGAAGAGGTGGAGCTGGAATACGCGCTGCTGATGCGCAATTTTGCTGGCGAAAGCACCCGTAATCCGCACAGTAAATAGTCAACTGTCGGGATTTTTTCAGCATGGGATAATTCTTAGAATCGGATCACATACCGCTTCGTTCAATACGGGTATTATCCCCTGCGCTGAAAAACATAACCCATAAATGCTAGCTGTACCAGGAACCACCTCCTTAGCCTGCGTAATCTCCCTTACGCAGGCTTATTTTTTTGTTCTAACCTAATGAAATAAATGGATTTATTTCTATCAATGTCCACACATTGACCACATCGATTCTCAAAGCCCCGAAAATGCGGGGTTTTTGTTTGAACTGGTGCTGTTAGGTAAATTACATTTAGTCAGTAACGAGTATGCTTTTGACCGTCTGCAATGAGCGAGGAGCGGACTGTCGCCAGTAAAACAGTTTTATCTTTTCGTTGCTTCGATTCCTTAATGCGACAAAAACCGATAATGTCATCATTATTATTTCAGTGTTAGCGAGGCTAGTCATGCCGTTTAATACTTTAAAAACGCATCAATTTAAGGTCCATCTGTTTAGCGCCATCGCGGTTAGTCTGGGGTGTATTCTGTTTGGGTCCGCCATTACACTGTGGCAGACGATCTCGAATACGCAGCAGGAAACCTGGACCCAGTTGCGGAATGCACAACAAAGGATTGACTCGTCCCTGGACAACGCCCATCAGGTGGCCCTTGCTGTAAGGGAAAGCCTTGGAAAACCCTGCAACGATATTGTGCCTCTACTCAGGACGCAGGTGGCAATCTCACCGGATGTGCGAAGCATTCTTTTGGCCCATGGCAATAACATCTATTGCTCTTCCCTCTACGGCCCGTATCAGGAACGCATCAACATTGATAATTATACGAAAGGCCAGCTCTTTCTCATGAAGGGCAACTGGGTAAAAGTGGACCAGCCGATCGTTATTTACCGTGACGTTGTTGGCAACGACAGTATAACGGTGCGAATTTATGGGTACCTGTTACTCTCCGAACTCAATAATTTAAGCACCAATACCCCCCTGAGCCTCGTTGTGGGGAAACAACGATGGCAAGCCGGGAAAACGCCCACAGATCAGTTATTCCCACTTGAAACGCCAGGTTATATGGAGCAACCATCAACGCGTTACCCGTTTCGCATCGTTACCCGCCTGTATCCCGCTGACTACATAGATAATATCTGGCGCTTCTCAAAATTCAGCCTCATTGCATGGGCTCTCCTGGGTCTGGTATCTGGTATCTGGGCGTTCAGAAAATCGGGGCGTATGCACTCGCCTGAGCAAGAATTGCGCGGGGCACTGGATCACCAGGAGTTTATTCCCTATATCCAGCCCGTAGTGTCTGGAGATCATACTCAGTTGACCGGCTGTGAAGTACTGATGCGCTGGCAGCATCCCCGGCAAGGTATGATATCACCGGATCGTTTCATCCCTATGGCGGAACACAGTGGTCTCATCATCCCTATGACACGGAATTTGATAACTCAGGTACGGGAACAGTTTGCCCCCTGTGTACAACAGTTACCAAGGAACTTCCATTTCGGTTTCAATATCTGTGCAGCGCACTTCAGGGACTTTAGCCTGGTGGAGGATTGTTGTGAGTTCATCGCAAGCTTTCGGGAAAATCCCATCAAACTGGTCCTGGAGTTAACCGAGCGTGAACTGCTCGTAGTGGATGACGTCACTCACAGACTGATTGCAGAACTGCACAAGCTCGGTGTTCTTATTGCCATTGATGACTTCGGAACCGGTAATTCCAGCCTGAGTTACCTGCAAAACCTGAGGATCGATATTCTCAAAATTGATAAGAGCTTTGTCAGCATGATTGGGACTGACGCGATCTCTGCCCATCTTGTTGATAATGTGATTGACCTTGCAACCAGGCTCGATCTTAAACTAGTGGCCGAAGGGGTGGAGAACGAAGAGCAGTCTGCCTACCTGAGAGCCCGTAAAGTGACCTACCTGCAAGGTTATTTGTATGGCAGGCCCATGCCAGTGAAGGAATTTCTCAGTCTGGTGTCGCCATGAGAGTTATGCGGCACGGTTGCAAATATCATTCAGTATCGCATTTGATAACATGGAACCTCGTTTTCTCACCGGAGAAACAGATGAATCCTTTCCATGGCCGGTATTTTCAGGGCTATTCGCTGGTACTGCAATTACAGGATCAGCTATCGTGCACTGTAGGAATGTTAGCCGAGCGTGGAGTGAATGTTGACTACAGTACGATTTATCGCTTGGATCAGAGTTACGCTCCCGAAATGGAAAAGCGCCTGTTCGATACTGGCGGTGAACAAAGTACTTGTGAATTAGGTCTTTTTTTTCAATGAGAACACCCGGTTTGCGATCCAGTTTGCAACTGAGGTCTTTTTATAGTGTTCAACTAAAAATGAACACGGTATTAGAGTATTTCCACAACCGTTATAACGTCCGTTTCTGGCACTGAGCGGACAGTCCAAACGGCTGCCCGGTACGCTATGAGCGAGGAACATAAGTAACAAATGTGATGGTCCCCAAAAAACCATATCTGCATATCTGCTGAATTTAACCAAAAACATGCATAGTTTCCAACTGCTCGGTTTTCATTTCATTGCAAGAGGATAAAAAATCATCCTTAAAACTTGGCGGGGGAGATCTTAGTTGCTGCACTGCCTCTTTATTTACTTCTAATTCCCGTAATTGTGCAATTGTACTTCTATGAATCGATGAGAGAAAAAAATCGCCTGCGTTTGTTTTATGACTCTCCAGATAATTAGTTAGTATTTTAGACGATGCTTGAATTGCTTTTTCCTCAGAAAAACCCAAAGCAAAGCGAGAGTAGATGACATTATATTGGTACAGGCATGCTGCTTCAGCCATTTGTTTAGCTTGCTCCTTTGGGGAGGGCTGACTTGCCCACGACTGGGAACTGATGATAAATATAAGCAGTAACAATCGTATTTTCATGTGTAGAATCCATATCCATTGGGAATACAATATGTAAACCTAACTAGCGTGACTTTGCAACATCCGCTTTTGGCACGTAGTGGACGTTCCATTAATTATCACCAGAAATTGAAAACCCCGCGTTTGCGGGGTTTTCAATTGGTCACTGCCAGTGGATTTGTTGCTGGCCTGATGATGTCGGGTGCGGTGGCGCTGGCACTAATACTGCAGGTGAGGCAATAAACCGCTCGACCGTTTCAGTGGTGACAAACGTGCAACTGCAGTTGATGTTTGTGCACTGATGATAACGCTCTTTTGTCGTGTCTGAAAAATAGCGGCTTGTGCGAGCGTGAGCGGCAAAATGGCATTTTGGACAGTGGAACATGGCGAGCACCTATTTTAATTTTCGATGCACTAATTTTAACCATTAAATACTTATATAACAAATAGTTAAAACATAATCATTAATTTAATTCTTCACTCTCATACTCCACATCCGAAACCTTCACCTCAAGCTCTAAGTCCGTCGTGTAGCCGTTCCCGTTGAGATTGTGCACCACCCGGCTGATTATCCACGCCTGCTCGTCTATAACGCGCTTAAAGCCTTTCACCGCAACCGGCGTTTCAGGAAATAAATCTGCCCGGCCAGTGGCGAGCGTAATCGAAAACTCCGCCACCCCACGCTGTATCTTGTCCCACTTCGCCTGAGCTGCGCGCATCGCTTGCGCCTTTGTCGCAAAGATGGTCGTGAGCTCCAGTACATTGTCAGACTCACCGGCCATATACTCCCCCTCTCGCGCCTCCTGCTCCTTTTTCGCCTGGCTCTTTGCCGGTGCTATGACGGCTTTCGGGTGCTGCAGTGCGCGCAGGTGCTGCACCTTCGGCTTGCGTTTCAGCTTCACCTTTTGCTTTTGCGGTTTCGGGTCTTTGGTATGCAGCCATTTCGCTGTGACGCCGGTGTACGCCTCACGATCTGCAATGGCGAACTGATGTCGATCGCCGTCGCCGCGCTCGACGGTCATCTGCGGGATGGGTTTGCCACTGGCCACCTTGCCGCTACCGGCTTTCAGAAATAACAGTTTTCCCGCTTTGACAGAAACCGACGCACCGTTTCGGTCAGCCAGTCGGGAAAGAAACGCCGCGTCGGATTCCTGTGACTGGTCGATATGCGGCACGGCGATCGCTTTCAGGGTCTCAGCGACGCTGGCCGCGAGTTTGTTACGCTGCGCGATGGTATCGACAATTACCCCGAGCGTGGTGTCATGCCATGACTGCTCGCGGCGTGAGTTCAGCGTCCCGCGAAAATCCGCACTACGCCCCCGGATGGTCAGCGTATCTGGCGCGCCCCGGTGCTCAATTTCATCGACCGTGAACGTCCCTTTTTTTATCAGCGCGGAATCCTGCCATCCTAACCACAGCGTCAACGTAGCTCCGCGCGGCGGCATTGCTATCTGGCCGTCAATGTCATCGAGCTCGATATCGAGCTGGTCGGCCTCGAATCCGCGATTGTCGGTTATGGTCAGGCTGATAAGGCGGTCACTAAAATCCTGCGTGATATCCTCGTTATCCAGCTTGAGCATAAACGCCGGGGCTATCTTCGCCCCGGCCTGCACGTTCATTCCCGTTAACATCCCGCCAGCCCTCCGAGCCAGTCACCGGCAGACGTGACCAGATTATCAGCCTGCGTTTTCAGGTCGCCATAAATGGCCGCGACAGAATCATCGACGCGTTTCAGCGACAGGCTAAAGTCGATTTTGCGCGCCTGACCATCGCTGAAAAACTCGGTGTGCGTATGGGTCACTTTCTCGATGACATACATCCCGAGGATAAGGCCCGTCCCGTCAATCAACGGCCACGCGCGCCCATCATTCGCCATCAGTTCGACCGCCGTCAGCGACAGACGACCGCCGGTGATTTCAGGGTAAAGCGTGCCCGACAGGGTGCGGGAGGTTTCCCCCTCCCCGAGAAACTGATAGGCCGGTGGCTTGCCGATGCGGTCATTAGACGCCCAGCGGTAATCCTTCGAATACTGCATAGACTGATACGGCAGGGTATGCCGTTCAAACACAAAAAAGCCCAGCACCATTAGCATGTGTTTCCCTCCTTAATCGTGTCTCATGCTGGAGCGCTGGCGCGCCCGTTTCTCACGGTCGAGTTTTTCGACGGCCTCGCGCAGCTGGCGGTCGAGGTCACTGCCCGGCGCGCCCCCACCCTGCAGGGTGATGTTGTACTCGCTTTTACTCTGGTCGATATAGGACTGCCCGGAAGAGGCCGTCACTGGCCGGTAAGCCTGATAACCACCATACCCTGCGGTCTGCGGGATGTACCCGCCACCCGGCGCAGCCTTGTCTGCTTTCGCCGCCGTCAGGTCAAGGTTGCTGGATTCCTTTTTGATGATGCCAAGCTTTTCCAGCAGCCAGCCGACTTTACCGCTGAGGCTGTTGAAGATATTCAGCGGAGCCATCAGTGCATCGGCCAGCCCCTTACCAAAGGCCACCCCGACATTTTTGCAACTGTCGAGCGTCTCCTGCGTGGCTTTCACTGGCGCAAGCAGGTCTTTAAACCACTTCCAGACGACACCGAGTTTTTCGGCGATGGCGTCAAACACCGGCCCGAGCGGGGCAAACATTTCCCCGACCGGCGCAAAGGCCGCTTTGAGCCCCTCCACCACGCCTGAGAAAAAGGCACTTATAGGCTCCCAGTATTTACGGATGAGCAGCGCACCGGCCACGACAGCCGCGACCACGGCCACCACCGGCAGACTGATTGCACCTATGGCCGTCACAATCGCACCGCCAACCGTGCTGAATACCACGCCCAGCACGCCAGCGGCGGCAATGATGGCATTAATCCCCATCACCACCGGCCAGGCGACAAGGCCAATCCCGCCCATCACGCCAATCAGCGCCAGCGCACCGCCTGCCACCACACCGATAGTGGTCGCCAGCCCCTTATTTTTTGTGATCCAGCCATCGAGTCTGAGCACATATTGCGTCGCCGTTTGCGTCAGCTTACGCAGTGAGCCCTCCTGCTGGTCAAACAGGTCAGTCCCGACCGCCTCATACGCCGACTGAAACTCTTTAAAGTCGCCGCCGAGGTTGTCCTGCATGACTTTAACCAGCTCCTCGGTTTTACCGTCCGAGGCTTTAAACGCTGCGGTGAGCTGGTCGAGTTTGCCGGTCGACGCGGCGGCCATCAGTACCGCCGCCGAGGAGCTGGCTTCCTCACCAAAAATGGTTTTCATGTATTCGGCGCGCTGACCGGTGCCGAGATTGTTCTTCTCAAAACTGCGCTGCATTTCTTTCAGGATGGAAAATATCGGGCGCGTGTTCCCCTTGCTGTCCGACGTTTTCACCCCGAGCTCTTTGATGGCGTCATAGGCTTTACCGGTCGGCGCCTGCAGGCGACTCAGCACGGCACGGCTCCCCGTTCCCGCCATCGAGCCGGTGATTTTGGAGTCATGCAGCGCGCCCACCATCGCGGCAGTTTCCTCGATACTCACCCCGGCATTTTTCGCCACCGGCGCGGCATAGGTCAGCGCGTCGCTTAACCCGTCAAAGTCAGCGGCGGTTTTGTTCATCGTCATCGAGAGCACATCGCCAATGTGCGCGACTTTGTCGTTGGAAAGCTGAAACGCGGATTTCATCCCGGTCAGCAGCGCGGCGTTCTCTTCCATTGAGCGCTGATTCGACAGCGCCATATTCAGCGTGACCGGCGTCGCCGCCTGAATCGCCGCCGCATCGCCGCCACTTTTGGCAATGATGATTTGCGCACTGGCCGCGTCATCGGCAGACGCAGCGGTATTATCGCCGAGCTGTCGCGCCTGTTTACGCAGCGCCTGCATTTCGGGCGATTGCTTCTCAACGCCGAGCACCGCCTGCAGCTCAGAGTTTTTCTGCGCAAAGTCGAAGCCCGGCATCATCAGCTTTACGCCTGCCAGCGTTCCCGCCGTGGCAATCCCGACCCCGGCAGCACCTGCGGCGGCCGCACTACCGGCCATTGATTTACCCGCCTGATACCGCTCTTTCACCCGGTTGAGTTTTGCCTGCTGCGCGCTGACCTTCGCCAGTGCATCACGCTGACGATTGAGCTGCGCAGTGGTCTCGCTGATGCGTGACTTGAGCCCCCGCTCATCATTTGCCAGATTACGGGTATTAATCCCCACCGCGCCGAGCTCGCGTTGCTGGCGTTTAATGGATTCGGTGAGGCTGTTGTATTTTGTTTGCAGCCCATCGGCTGCACGCTTCGCGGATTCAAGTACCTGTGCCTGCGCGCGTGTCGGGCGCTCGGTGTTTTTAAACTGAGTCGCAAGGGCCGCCGCTTCCTGCTTTGCCTTTTCCAGTGACTGACCGGTCACGGCGAGCTGTGCGCTGGCTTTCCTGAATCCCTCAATGCGGGATGCCTGCGCGTTAAGCTCGCGCAGGCTTTTTTGTGAATCGCGGATATCGCCAGACAGCGATTTGCTGGCGTTCTGGATAGCCTTAAGCGGTCGGCTTGCCCGGTCGACCGCGTTCAGCAGCACCTCAAGTCTGACATTATTGCTCATAATGGTTTCCGCTACGTTGCAGCGCTTTCTCGCGCCACGTGAAGACCTCTGTCACGCTCAGGGAATTCAGCTCTGATGGCGGCCAGTGAAAAACCACCGCGATATCCGCCATCAGGTCATCGACCGACAGGTTTTCGGGAAATTCTAGCGTTCCGAAACAGGCGACAAAAAACCGACCACCTTACCGGCGAGCGAAATCAGGTCGGACACATCCAGACGCGCGACCTCGTGCTCAGTCAGCGCAGGATAGGTCATGCGCGGCAGCACCTTAATCAGGGCATCGACGTCAGAGTTTGCCAGTGATGCCAGCGACACACCGCGCAGGGTTCCCGCGTTCGGTTTGGTCAGGGTGATCTGCTCAATTTTCTGCTCGCCGCGCATCAGTGGGGTATCGAGGATCACGACGTTCGGTTTTTTGGTTTCGGTGGTGGCGGTTTCGTTGATATTTTCCATGATGTTTCTCTCTTCAAAGTTAAGTGACCGGCCAGCATTGCTGACCGGGTCAGGGGTTACAGACCGATGGCCTTGCGGTGCTCAGCCAGACGGTCGACGCCATCGACTTTCAGCACCATGTTGATGACGTCAATCTCGATGACCTCCCGGCCATCAATCGTGAGCTGGTAATAGGCGCACTCGGTCGACATTTTGGTCGTCCCGCTTTCACCCTGTTTGTTTTCGCCGCCGTCGTACTCTTTGTGACGGCCACGCATCACCACCTCAACGGCAGAAATCGCGCCGGTGTCGTCGCGCTGATACGAGCCGGTAAAGCGCAGCGGCACGCTGTCAGCACCCGGCGAAGCGTACTGCGCCCACAGGTCGACATCGGGCAGACCGCCGAGCGTCCACTCAAGCGACAGTGCGTCGTCATCGAGACCGAGGTCAATTGATACCGAGCCCGGCATCCCGCCGCCGCGATATTTTTCGAGCTTGCGGGTCAGCTTCGGCAGGGTGACGGATTCCACGACGCCCATGTAGCTGAGGCCGTCGTTGAACATGTTCAGATATTTAAGCTTGCGCGGTAATGCCATGCTTGCAGCTCCTTAGCTGTTGACCGAGTCCGACAGGTTCGCCAGATAGGTATCAGTGATGCGCTGGCGCAGGGTCAGGTTTTCCAGCGGCGGGACGGGGGTATAGTCGTAATCGATATACAGTTTCCCTACTTTCAGGGTCGCGGTGTCGTTCGACTCCGGGTCGTACCAGCAGGAGCCATCGACGATATAGCCGTTGTTTTTCAGCTCGCGGAATTTGGCATTGATACCGGCCACGATGTCGCGAATAAGCGTCGGGGTAATGGGTTTATCCATCGCCCACGCGTGCGCCTCTGCCATCGTGTCGGCCAGCACCTGCGCGGTGCGGGTGTAGTTCTCAAACAGGAAAAGCGGGTCATCCGAGCAGGTGCGGTTGCCCCAAAACTTAAAGCCGTCGTTGCGGATCAGAGTCGTCACACCGGCCTGATTAAGCAGGTTGGCGTCGGTCGCCGGTTCCTGCAAATCCCACGACACCGAGGCACTGACGCCGGTGACGCCATTCACGCCGACGTTCGACAGGGTTTTGTGCCAGCCGGTCGTCTGGTCGATTTTGGCACGCAGCCCCAGCGCGCGCGCCGTCGCCCAGGCGATTGTCGTGGCGTTCGCCGTGGTGTCCCATGCCAGAAAATCAGGGAAGATGACCATCAGCTCGCGCTGGCTGAAATTCTCGCGGTAGTCGATGGCATCAGAAATGGTTTTGCAGCCCCACGCACTGACATAGCCAAAGGCGCGCAGACTCTGACAGGTGGAAGCAAGCGCGGTCGCCACTTCCTGCGAGTCCAGACCCGGCACGCCGAGAATGCGCGGCTTAACGCCGGTGACGGTCTGCGCCGTCAGCAGCGCTTTCAGCCCGGTATATTTCCCGTTTTCGTCCGTGGTGCCGATGATGTTCGAAATCGTTTCTTTCTGTGCCGCGTCGGGGTCGTCGGGGTCGTCGACACCTTCAGCCACGCGCACGACGACAATGACCGGTTTGCACTGGTCGGCAATGGCCTGCAGGGATTGTGAAAGCGTGCCCTGTTTACCGGCTTTACCGATAGCGGTTTGCACGCTGGTAATCAGCACCGGCTCATTGAGCGGGAATGCGTTTTCGTCAGCATCGCTGGCCGTGCAGACCATGCCGATGATGGCCGTTGAGACGGTGGAAATGGTGCGCACGCCGTCGTTAATCTCGATGACCTGCACGCCGTGATGATAGTCGCTCATCCGTTAAACTCCGTGGTGAAGTGGAG